AATCTGTAGTCGATAGCGACAAGATTAAGGATAAATCATGGACAATATTATAGGCATATAGCCTGTATGGTAATGCCACACCTAGATGGCGATTAAGGAAATACAATGAGTGAAGAAACCACGACTCCAGAAGTTGGAAGTGGGAATGATAACCCTATAACAATAGATGATGCAACATCTGCATTTGAGGGTATGTTATCCGCACCAGAGGACTCGAAAGAGCAACCAACTGAAAAGGAAGAAGATACACAAGAAGCAGAAGTAGAGGAAACAGAAGAAGAAGATGTAGAGTTTGAAGCTGAAGAAGCTGATGATGATACAGAAGAATCTGAAGATGACTCCGAGATTGAGGATGAAGAAGTAGTTGAGGAAGAACAAACTTTCACAGTCAAAGCGGCTGGTGAAGAAAAAGAAGTTACCCTTGATGAACTTAAAAAATCTTATCAACTTGGCAGCGACTATACTAAAAAGACTCAAGAAGTAGCTGAACAGCGTAAGGTCATAGACCAAGAAGCTAAAGCTATTATTGAAGCTAGAAAAGTTAGGGATGACTATGCTCAACGACTTCAAGCAGTTGAACAATTCTTGGTTGGCAGTAATGACAGTCCAGAAGATTTAGCAGCTATGAAAGAGAACGACCCAATAGGATATGCAGTTAAGGTCGCAGAAATGACCGAGAAAAAAGACCAACTACAACAAGTAAATGCTGAAAGACAACGAATTGCTCAAGAGCAAGAATCGGATAGGTCAGCAAATATGCAGAAGTATGTAGAAGGCGAAGCACAAAAGCTGACACAATCCTTGCCAGAGTTTTCAGACAAAGCCAAAGGCGAACAGATCAGAAATGAGATTCGCAATTATGGAAAAAAGGTTGGATTCACAGATGATGAGTTATCTCAAGTCTATGATTCACGCCATGTTTTAGTGTTACATAAAGCTGCACAATACGATAAATTAATGGCAGGTAAAGCTGGCGTTAAAAAGAAAGTAGCTAATGCTCCCAAGATGGTTAAAGGTGGAGCAAAAGTAAAGCAGTCAGTAACTGATAAACAAAAGAAATTACAACAGAGGTTGCTACAAACTGGTGATGCCAGAGATGCAGCTTCTATATTTGAAAACTTTATGTAAGGAGAAATAAAAATGGCAGTATCGGATTATGCAGTATATACTCCAGCAAAAGGATTGCGTGAGGATTTATCCAACACAATCTATAACATTGCACCAACGGAAACCCCAGTTGTATCGTCTATTGGTAAAACAAAAGCGACAGCAACTATTCACCAGTGGCAAACAGACACACTAGGAGCAGCCACTAATAACGCATTAATTGAAGGAGATGCTGCTGGAACATTTACACCAGTAGCTACAGTTCAAGCTGTAAATAAAACTCAAATAATGGGTAAAGTAGTAAATGTTTCTGGCACTCTTGATGCAGTTGATAAAGCAGGTCGTAAGACTGAAACAGCTTATCAATTAGCAAAAGCAGGACAAGAGCTAAAACGAGATATAGAGAAATCTATTCTTGGTAATGTAGCTCCTGTAACTGGTTCAGCAGTAGCAGCTCGTAAATTGGCTTCTATCCAAACTTGGATCCAAACCAACTGGACTTCGGCTCAAACAACAGTAGCTGCTGGCAAACCAGCAGCTCCTACAGGAGCTCCAGGTACAGCAATAAGAACTGCAACTTTAACTGCTAATACAGTAGTATTTTCAGAAGCAGCTCTTAAAATTGCTGTTAAGAAAGTATTTGAAGCAGGCGGTAATCCAACTATGTTGGTTGTTCCACCTCATCAAAAACAAGTAGTATCATCTTTTGCAGGTATTGCAGAACAGCGATATGCAGCACCTAAAAAGGCTCAAACTACTATTATTGGTGCAGCAGATGTTTATTTATCAGACTTTGGCGTTTTGTCAGTAGTACCTGATAGATTTATGACACCTGACTATGCAGTAAATGGTGAACAAGCATTGCTTATTGACCCAACTATGTTGTCAATAGCAACATTACGACCATTCCAGTCTACTTTGTTATCTAAAGATGGTGATAGAACAACCCATCAAATGCTTACAGAGCTTACTCTGCAAGTAAATAATGAAGCAGCACATGGTATCGTTGCTGATTTAACAGCTACTTAATCTAATTTAATTTAGATATTGATATTGCCCACTTCGGTGGGTATATCTTTTTAGGATAATTATGAATAAAAAACCAATATCATACCGACATCAAAAAAGACATAATGTTGGAGATGGTAAATATGTAATAGAAACAAGACAAGATGTATCTGATATTGTAGAAGATAACAAACAAGAATTTAATAATGCCTCAACAACTTGGGGTGAAGATGTATTTGATAATAAAATAGCATCTATTCCAATGACAGTCATTGATGACTTAAACCAAAAACAAATAATGCAGGGATTTCAAATTTTAGATATGAAAAGATTTAAAGAATTTTTAAATAACCCTGACAACAGATTTTTTAGAACAAAACCAGGAAGAATATAAATGGCATTTTTTACTGATTACGCAACACTACAAACTACGATAGCAAATTATTTAGCTCGTAGTGATCTAACTGCAACCATACCTGAATTTATTAGGTTAGCAGAAGATAGATTAAGTAGAGATTTGCGTATAAGACAAATGTTACAAATATCAACAACTACTATTGACTCTACTGATGGCACAGTAGAAATACCAGCAGATTTTTTAGCTATGAAAGATATACATATATCTTCTAGCAATCCTATAAGAACTGTTACCTTCCAATCGCCTAGTAATTTCTTTAGAAACACAAGAGCATCAGCATCAGGCCTACCTACTTTTTATACTGCATTAGGTAGTGAATTTAGATTTGCTCCGATTGGCTCTGCAACAGATACATTACAAATGCTCTACTATGTGAAGCCACCATATATGAGTTCAACAGTTTCATCAAACCTTTGGTTAGCAAATACACCTGATTTACTGCTTTATGCAAGTTTAGGTGAAGCAGAGCCATTCTTGATGAATGACGAGAGGATTGGCACTTGGGCAACATTGTACGATAGAGGGGTCAGTTCTTTAAGTAAATCAGATGATGAGGGGGAATTCCCTGCTCATCCAATGTCTATAACAACAACTACGAGGTAAATTATCATGGCAAATATGTCAGACTTTTTAGAAGTCGCTTTATTAAATGCAACATTAAATGGTGTAACACTTACATCTGTTAATAATCCATATATTTCTTTATGGACATCAGACCCAACAGATGCAGGTTCAGGTACAGAAGTTTCTGCTTCAGGTACAGCTTACGCTAGAGTCGCTTCTTCTTTTGCAACAGCTTCTGGAACTTCAGGTTCTGTAGCTACTGATGCAGATGCAACTTGGGCAGCAGCAACTGGAGGAGGTTTTGGAACTGTAGGATGGATTGGTTTACATGACGCTTTAACAGGTGGCAATCTTTTATATCACACAGCTTTAGATGCAGCCAAAACAATTGATGCAGGGGATGTTTTTAAGATCACTGCACTCAATTTAACAGTAACATTAGCATAGAGGAATAAACATGGCACTTGTATTTAAAGACAGAGTTAAAGAAACAACTACAACCACAGGCACTTCTGCGGTTACACTTGCAGGTGCTTCTGATGGATTTCAAGCATTTAGTGCAATTGGTAATGGAAACACTACTTATTACACAATTGTAAATGGCGATAATTGGGAAACAGGTATAGGGGACTATACTTCATCAGGCACAACTCTATCAAGAGATACAGTTTTAGAATCTAGTAATAGTGGTAGTAAGATTTCATTATCTGGAACAAGTGATGTGTTTGCTACTTATCCAGCAGGCAGAGCAATAGCAAAAGATGCAAATGGTAATACATCATTTCCAGCACCTCTTGCTTCTAATGGTATATATCAAAACTCAAACACAGTCGCAACAAATATAACACTTCAAACTAATTATAATGGAATATCAGCTGGACCAATTACTGTAGCAGGTGGTGTCACAGTTACTGTTCCTTCTGGTCAAAACTGGGTGGTAGTATAATATGGCAACAACAATAAACGCAGATACAAGTAGTGGATTAATTTTAACTTCTGATACTTCTGGTATTGTACAAATACAATCAAGCGGTACTACAAGAGCTACAATTAATTCAACAGGTATTTCAGGCGATGGTTCTCAACTAACTAATTTACCAGCAGATGCTACTAAACTACCTTTAGCTGGAGGAACTCTTACAGGTAATATTACTTTAGAAGCAGTTACTGAAACTAAAACAACCAAGACTGGTTCGTTTACACCTGATTTAAATAATGATGGTACATTATATTCTTGTTCTGGAACAATGACTATTACTATGCCTACTGTAACATCAGGTAAATCATTTACTATTATTCATTCTGGAGCTAACCTAATTACTTGGGGAGGAACTATTAAGTGGAATGGTGGTTCTGCACCAACAGCGGCAACTGCAATAGAAATATATGTATTTGTTTCAGATGGTACTTATTGGTATGCTAATCAAGCAGGAACAGGGTACGCTTAATGTTTACTAGCTTTAGAATGTTACAAGGCACATCATCAGCACCACCTTATGATATAGAATATTTATCAATTGCTGGTGGAGGTGGTGGAGGTTCAAGAAGTTCTGGCGGCGGTGGAGCTGGCGGGGTACTTACAAGCACATGGGCAGAAGCTAGTACAGGCGTTACCTTAACAGTTACTGTTGGTGGTCCAGGAGCAGGTTCTCCTGATAACGAAGCAGACACACAAGGTGGACTCGGTGGTAATACTACAATAACAGGAATTTCATCTATTAGTTCTACAGGCGGTGGTGGAGGTGGAGGTAATTCTCCAGTAGGAGATAGACCTGGTTTAGCTGGAGGTTCAGGAGGCGGTGCTTCTAGAACAGGAGCTGTAGGAACTGGAACAGTAGGGCAAGGTAATAATGGTGGTTCAGGTTTTGAAGGAAGTTCTTATAATGGCGGTGGTGGTGGTGGTAAAGGTGCTGTTGGTGGAAATGCAGGTTCTAGTAGCGGCGGTGTAGGCGGAGCAGGTTCAGCTTCATCTATTACAGGCTCATCAGTAACTAGAGCAGGTGGAGGCGGAGGT